GGTCATGAGCTTGGCCCAGCCGTCGAGGTCGAACTCGCGCTGCTCGTCGGTCAGCTTGACGGCCGAGTAGATGTTGCCACCGAAGGAGACGGCGACCGTCTTCTCGGTGTACTCGTCGAACTGGATCGCCTGACGAGTGCCGGGGGTGGACGAGCCGGGCTCGCCGGAGCGCCACTCGTACGTACGGAACGGAAGGACGCCCTCAACCTTGACGTTGATGGTGTCGTTCTCGGCGCCCTTGTACTGGTCGATACCTTCGCGCTGGAAGAGCGCGGGGACGACGAGGGCCTGCTCCAGAGCGACGGCCGCAGTCGCGGCGATCTTCTCGGGCTTGACAACGCTGTGTGCCACGGGTGATTACTCCTGTCGGTAGGGGAGATGAGGCTGGGCGTGCGACACTTGCACACGCGGCCAGAAGGGTTGGTCAGTAGCGACGGCTACGGCGAGCAGCCTGCGCCGCCTTGACCGGGTCGAAGTCGTCGGCGTCGTCCTCGGGATTGAGGCCACCGCCAAGCGACTCAGGCGCGGCCGGAGCGATGAGCTTCTGGAGCTCCTTCGCGTCGGCTTCCAGCTCCTCGGGCGTGGCGCCGGTCAGGCGCTTGGCGAGGACGTCGGGAAGCTCGTACTTCGCGGCCACGTTGTTGAGCAGGATCGTCCGCTCCAGCGCCTCGATCTGCCCCTTCAGTTCAGCGGTCGCCGCCTCGAACTCCTCGACGGTCTTGGCCGAGCTGAGCTTGGCCTCCGTCTCACGGAGCTTCGTGCGGTAGTTGGCCGCCTCGGCGTTGGCGTCAGTCAGCTTCTTGCGAAGCACGTCGGCCGGAACGCTCTCCTCAGTGGGCTTCTCCTCGGTCGACTCCGTCTCGTCGCCTTCAGGCTTGTCGCCCTCCGGGGGCGTCTCGACGGTCTCTTCCGTGGTGGACTCAGTGGTCTCGGTGCTGGTCTCGGTGGTTTCCTGCTCGGGCACTGTCACGCCTCCTGGACGTTCGTGGATGATCGCCGAGCCTCCTGGGCTGCGGCCTGTTCTTGCCGGATGAACCGGCGCCAGGCGGACACAGCCGCCTTACCGGAGAGGCCGCGCGTGACCTTGGGCCACAGCTCCTCGTACCGGCGATTCAGCTCGTACGTAGCCGAGCCGTTGTACTGCTCACGCGTGAACACAGGCTCCGCGTAGCAGTGGCAGTTGTCGTGGTACTTGTCGCCGTCCGCGAACTCGGCCGAGCTCTGCGAGCGGTAGACAGGACCGCGAGAGATGAGCATCGCGCACCACCCGCAAGGGGTTCCGGTACGCGAGAGTCTGATGTAGCCGATGGCTCGCTTGTCACGCTGCATGTGGTTCCAGACAGCCGAGCGTCCGCCGTTCATGGCGATGCGCTCCGCGGCTGCGGCCTGGCGGGCGCCGGCCTCCCTGCGGGCTTCCTCGCGCAGCTTGTCGACATCGTCAGCGCTCCTGGCGCCGTCGATCGCGTCGACCTTCTTCTGGAGGTTGTTGGACCCAAGGGCTTCCAGCACGGTGCGGAGCTCCTGCTCCGCCTCCCGCTCGATCCGTTCCTCGGCATCCCGAAGGCTCGCGATCTCCTCGACCAGGATGCGGTCGAGGTCGTCTTCGCGAGCCTGGTCGGGATCGACCGTGGCCCCCTCGTCAGCTTCCCCAGCTTGGCCGGTCGCGGCCGACGAGGAGGAGTCCGAGGTGCTGGCCGGTGTGTCACTTGCGCGCCCCTCCTGGGGGCTCTCAGTGCTTCCGGTCAGCTCGGCGAACTCGCGCCGAAGTACGTCGATGGTGATGTACGTCGGCTCGGGGTGGTACGGATCTGCGACCGTGCTACCGGTCCGCAAGGCGCGAGCCAGGCGGTAGTAAGCACGGGCAAGGTCGCGGCTCTGGCGCCTACGCCCCATCACCAGCGTGATGGCCCGCCTCAACCAAGAGGCGGTGGTGGACGCCCGGCTCGTGGCCGGGACGTCCTCCCACAACGTAAGCGCCTCCTTGACGGTGCCTGCCCCGATCTGGGTCAGTGCCGTCTGGAACGCGATGGCAGCGCGATCAGCCTCAGCCTGTCGGGCCGGGCTTGTCACGCGGCGACCACCTCACTGTCGGGCGAGGCGGTGATGCCCGTGTCGGGCGTCGCTCGGGTGAGGGCTGAAGCGAGCTGGCCAACGGAGTCGTCCTCCTCGGCCATCTGCTCCCAGTCCTCGTACTCGGTCTGGGTTACGCCGGGCACTCGCTTCCACAGGCCACGCTTCGGGATACCGAGCTGGTCGGCCAGCTTGCCGAGAGCGTCGGCAGCCTGAGCGAGCGAGCGGGACTCCATGTCACGCCACTGAACCTCGCCAGCGAAGTCGTCCTGCGCAGCGGTGTCGCCTTCCATCTCGGCGGCCAGGCGGAAGACGCGCTCCCAGGCTTCTCCGAAGATGGACTGGAACTCCGTGATCTTCCGGCTCAGTGCAGTCTCCGCGGCGAGTAGGGCTTCGGCGGACAAGTTGGCGATCTGTCCGAGCAGGTGATGCGGCGGAGTCTGGGAGATCGCGGCCAGGTGCCGGATGCTCATGTCCACCGAGTCGATCAGCGAACCGATCGGACCCGCAGGCAGCGAACCGAATTTGACGTCAGGGTCCTCCGCGAAGAGGAAGCGCCGGGCGTTGTGGTTGATGTTCGCCGGGATCGGGTTACCGGCCGTGTCGAGTCGGGGCCGGCTGTCCACAGCCAGCGCCGGATCGGTGGTGACCTGACCGTTCTCGTCCACCATCTCCATCTGGAGAGGCGGCGCCATGCCGGTCACGTACCGCACCTCGTGCGAGGTGTAGGTCTGCGCGACGAGCAGGTCGAAGATGGTCTGGTTGATCCGGTTCTGGAGCGGGATCATCGGCTCGACGACGCCGACCGTGCGACCTTCGAGGTCGACCGAAGCGGCGAAGCGGGTGACCGGACACTCGGTCGCGCCGTGGCGCTTACCGGCGCCAACCCGGATGGAGTCGGTGTCGGTGTACGACTTGAACTGGACCGCGTACTCGCTCTTGCCGTCGAAGAGCCGGGCCTTGCCCAGCGTCTCGCCTCGCGGCTTGGAGACGATGGTGATCGCAGCGTACGGAGTCTCGTCGTTCGCAGGGTCCTCGAACAGGGCAGCCGTCCGCTTGGCAGACAGGCCCTTCGAGACGATGCCCTTCTTGGTCTTCTCCGTCAGGACGAAGGAGTGACCGTAGCCGAGCGCTCCCCGGTAGACCGCGGCCTGGCGAGCGTCCATGCGAGAACGCTGCCAGTGGGTCCACTGCGTGGACGCGGAGGACGAGGCGGTCGGGAGGCCCGAGGTCGACGTGCTCGGCCGGTAGCCGTCCACGTACAGCGCCTGGGCCGGCGTCCCGATCAGCAGGGGCAGCCAGTTGGAGACTGCCCGCTTGGCCAGCAGCTTGTACTCGTCGTCCGCCTGGGGCGGCATGTACGGGTCGTCGTGCTTGCCGTGGATGTAGTTGTCGATCCGCTGGATTCGAGCCTCGTCGCGATCAAGGATGGCGAGGAGTTCTTTGGCCAGCGAAGCTGGGCTGGTGTCGGCCATGCCTCACCACCTTTCGGTCACACTTGCACAGTGGTCACATGAAGTAGCCGCGCCCGGTCCGCTTCCGGACCTTCTTGCCGCGAGCGCGGAGTTCGTACAGCGCCTCATGCGCGAGCATCAGTGCGGCGTAGGCGTCGATCTTGCGGGGACTGTCCTTGCTCTCCTTGCCGAAGGAGATGCCGTAGTTGTTCGTCCGGCGCCGAGCGTTCAGAACGTGGCGGCGGAGAGTGAGGTCGCCATCGTGGGCCAGCTTGGCGTCGAAGATGGACCGCATCAGGCGCTCGTGCGCCATCGTCACGGACTTCTGCGAACCACGCATGTCCCACCCGATCGCGTCCTTACCCGAAGGCGAGGACACCGAAAGGCCGGCTCCGTACGTCTCGGACCAGTCAGCGATGTACGACTCCCACAGGGCGACGTCGGCGAAGAACGCCTTCACGTCGAAGAGGCGGAACGCCTCATGCACCTCGGAGTCGACGTCCGAGCGAGGGACTGTCCAGTCCTCGCCCTTCGGTCCGTCCGGCTTCTCCCAGACACCGAGCACGAAGGCGCACATGTCCCGAACGCGCAGCGCGATCAGCGCTGTTGCGTCCGAGCTCTTGCCACCGTCGAACCCGAGGACGATCTCGTCGCCAGGCTTCAGCACCTTGGCCTCGTCGACCAGGCCATCCCACTCGGCCGGCCCGTAAATCGCGTCCTCTTCGGCCACGATTTGGTTGAGCCACATACGGCGAGAGCGAGACGGCGCGATCGTCGCGTCCATCACGGACTGGATGATCGAGTCGACGTTCAGCCAGACCGCGTCACCCCGAATTTTCGGGATGACGATACGCAGCGCAAGCGCCGTCAGCGGGGTCTTGGCGTGAGCCTCGATCGAGTCGTACATGAACCCGATGTCCGCCATGCGGCCTTCGAGGATCTTGTTGAACGACTCGCGCATCCGCTCAGCGACAGAGTCCTCGCCGGGCAGGTAAGCGTTGGTGATCGCC